TGCGTTCTCAGCAAAGATTTCGTCTGACGGATTCTTCACTACGATCTCAGCTGCACCACCATTTAGATGAAATGTTCCAATCAAAGTATTGGATGAGTCTTCTACTGATACAAGGTATCGAGAAGTAGAATCATTGAATACTCTAACATGTGTAGCTGAACTGAAGTTTGAACCGTTGCCAGTTCCTACTCCGCAAGCTGCTTCTGATGCTAGTACTTTAATCTTCATGATTTACCTACTATTAACTGTCAGCAGCTTCTGAATCGTCATCGTCACCAACACCGACATCGCCAGCGTCTGAAGCTGTTTTTGCCATTGCGACTAATGTTTCGACTCTCTTTCTGCCTGAACCGTACTCTTCGTATTCGTTCCAACCTGCTGTTTTGATACCTTTTGCTCTGTTAGCGGCAACTCCTGCCTCAGTGATATCAACAAAGATGTTTTCTGCATCTGCCTTTTGAAAGACATGTGCGGTACCAACACCAACTCCTGTTAAGTCGATTGCTGATCCACCTGATGTTGCTGATAACTTAAATGTATCAACTGTTCTTTCTACAACGAAGTATTCTGCTTCGTCTGTAAGTCCTACGATTGCAGTACCACCACCATCTCTGTAGTTCAATCTATCACCATTTGCGAATCTATGATCTTCGATAGTAATAGTATCATTTGCAGTTGAAACTACTGAAGTTGATGAAGCGTCTACTGTGTAGGAACGAGTTTTATACTTAGGCGCATCTGCCAAAGTATCTGTTTCTCCCCATAGTGCCATTTTTTTCTCCTAATTTTGGTTTGCAATCTTCAAGACTGCTTTAAATACTTTATTGAAGGTATTCTTATCCTTCTGTAATAGTCGAAGGTATTTATCCCGAATCGGTGCCTTTACCTTCATTAATGTGTCATGAACCTTAACGGCATCTGACTGTTTTACCTTAATCTTCTTCATATCGTCTGTTCTGACATCACCATCTTTAGTGATATCTTTAAACTTACGAAGTTGTATCAACATCGAAGCGTCAGGTCTGTTTTGAACGCCTTTTGCCTTGCTTTGCATTGCATCTAAGGCTCTTTGGTAAACTTCGTCTTCTTGTGCTTCTGAATATTTACCACCTGCCATACTAGAAATCTTTTCTAATTTGGCCTTCAAATCTTTTTCGTTCTTTGCACTAGCAACAGCACGAGCAATCTTCTTATTGCCTGCATCTGACATCATACCAAAGTCACCGACTTTTTCCATGACTTGGTTGGCATCTTTGGCTGCCTTTACATAACCTAGTTTCTTCAGTTTTTCTTTGAAGATTCTAAATCTAGCGTCTACTCTGTCCACTACTTTAACCCTTTAGTCAACATCTTATCAACTTGAGGTGTTGACATATCCTTTTCTGTTGGGTCTCCGTATCTTGACTTACCTATGACTGTTCTTAAAAAGTCATTGACTGCTTTCTTATTACCTTTTATTCTTAAATGTTTACCCATCATTGATGATTTAAGACCAAATCTTTTTGCTTGTTTGTTAATTTCCATTGCATGTTTGTTTTGGTCAGCAGGTTTTGATATTCTGTTTTTAGGGTCTACAGTAATGTTTGCAACTTCTTCTTCGAGAACTGCATCTTCCCACATCTGTCTATAGGAATCCATAACAGATTCTTTCTTCAGAGACTTACCTTCTTTATCATATCCAGGCTTTCCTGCTTTCTCTTTTTTAGAGATTGCGATTGCCGCCTGTTGAGCTGGGTTTGCAGCTTCTTTCATAGACTTTGCTTTGACTTCTGCTTTCTTGTATGCACTTGGTTTTTCTTTCTTGACTTTAGATAAGAAACCCTTAACATCAGACTTTTCTGAATTAGACATCTTATAGTTTTTATTCTTTTTAAGTTTGTCAACTAATTTTTCAATTGACGGCCCTGCTAGTTCTTTTGCACCCAAATATATAAACGGTAATAAACTAGCGGCAAGACCTAACATAGCGGTTAGAGCAAGATTTTCATCTAGCGTTTCATCTTCCCACATTCTACGATAAGAATCAGCGATAGATTCTTTTTCTCTCTCGTGTTTCTTGGCGAGTGCCTCTTTCTCTCTAGTTTGCTTGAGTGCTAATTCTGCTTTCTTTTCTGCATCTGCTTCGTTCACGGAAACCATCTCATGTGTGGAAACCATATCAAGACCTTTAATCTGTCCTGCTAATGACGATTGCATTTTCTGAAGTTGTTTCTCATCACCACCAAAGACTGCTACTTTACCACTCTTGACTTTACCTTGTCGTAAAACAGAAACGCCTTTAAATTTTTTCATTGCTTTTAAAGCAAGTGCAACATTTTTGTCACCCTTAACAGTTACAACAAGATCGAGTTTTTCATTGATCTTATCACCTTGCTTGAGGTATTTCTTAGCTTGAACTCTGTCATGGTACATGAACTGATAGTTCTTACCATTTTTCATGTCTTTGACGATGTAAGACTTAGGACCCATTTTGATAATTTTGCCCATGTACTTAGCACCATCAGCACGATAGTAGTCTACTTCTGTGCCAACTTTGATTGAGTTTTTAGTCTCTGCACCCATGCCTTTTTTAGCAAGAACTCTGTAGTTCTCTTCTAGTACTGCATCATCTTTGTTCAAATCTTCTTTGAAGACCTCTTCGTTGGCGTACTGTAGTGCTTGTTGTACTTCTTTAGACTTAAGAATTTTATCGCCGTAAAACTTTTTGATTTCTCTTCTAGCGATTGAATCTGCACCACCAAGATCAAGTGCAACTTCTACTGCCTTTTTGATCTGAGCATCTTTGACTTTGTTTCTACGGAAATAAGTAGACAATTCACGACCAGTCAATTTCTGTCTGCCGTATGGACCTAAGGCGTTAACTTTACCATCTTTGTCTAAAACATTTTTGGCTTCTTGAAATAAATTCATTACATTTTACCTGAATTTTTCTTCAAGAACATATCGATTTCTTTTTTCGCCTTCTTAAATGCTGGTGAACCATGTTTATGTTTCATCATAGCGTTCATCATGTCGATAAACTTTTTACTTGTAGGTGAAAGTTCTTCTGATATCTCAAAGTGTAATGACTCACCTAAGTCTTCTGTTCCGTCACCCATTCTCTCCAATTCTTTTTGCATTCTTTTAATATTGCCACCTTTAAAATCGATACTTAGGTTGGGTTCTCTACGAGTAGGTTTTTCAACATCAATGTTCTTGCCACCATTCTTCTTGATGATATCGACATATAGTTTTTCATCGCCTGGATCATATTCACCTGGCTCAAATTCTTTCATGAAGTAACCTTCTTTGATGTCGTCTTTGTTTTTATCTTTCTCTAACTCTTCGACTTCTTTGACTTGGTATTTTTTACCTGCGACTACGAATTCGCCTTCGCCCTTTTCTTTTGCAGCTGCCAATGCTTTAGTGAAGGCGTTACCTTCATCTTTCATTGCTTTTGAAATTGCAGCTCGTCTTTTCTTTAGATACTCATCTGAAGAATCTACATCGCCATCGTTGTCGATGTCTGCATCTGCTTTACCTACTGGATCAAGTTTCTTACCTTCGAGAATTGCTCTCGCTACTCCAGCAATATTCTTGGTTAAATCGTCATTAATCATTGTTGTAACTCCCCTTTCTCGAAGTAATCGAATAACTTTTGTTTACCTGTTTCATTGAGTTTCAACGACTTAGCAAGTCTACCTAACATGTTCTTCTCTGCGAGTTTTTCAATTGATTTCTCAACTGGTTCTTCTATAAGTTCTTTGATCTTCTCATCGATCTCTCTGATCTCTTCTTGAAGAGCAAGTCTTTTTTCTTGCAGTGATTCTACGGTTTCAACGACTGTTTCTTCTACAACTTCTTCAACTACTGGTTCTTCGTTGAATTCATTGTTTAAGATATCTTCAATTTCGCTGTTTAAAGAGGATTCTTCTTGAATTTCTTCTTGAGTTTCTACGGGTGCAGGTTGTTCTGACAACTCGCCTCTGACCCTTGCTAGTGACTCCTTCCAAGTTTCTTGTTGTTTACTCATAATAGTTATTTATATTTCTTTAATCCTTACTACCAACTTTCCGTCACCTTTTAACAGTCTATGATAGGTTCCCTTGATAATTACAACTTCTACACCTGGTTGAAGTTTAAAAGGTGGTCTATCATCGAACTGTAAATACCAATTATTGGTAACAAGAGGGGTTACTTTTCTTGTTCTTTGATCACGGTGCCAAACTAATTCTTCATCATTAACATCTTCTTGAAAAGTTCGAAGAATGTATGTTTCGCCTGTCCCGTGTTGTTCTAAAATTTCTTCTGTGTAGGGTTTAGTCATGTCCACGGCGTTTTTTACCTGAAACTAACACAATTTTACATATGTGTTCGAGTCTTTCGATATGTTCAAATGCCTGCCAAGGCGTCTCTGCGACAGCGACAACACCATGTCCTGTAATACCTACTATATCATATTTAGTACTACCATCTAAATCTAATCCCATTGCTTCATGTGTTTTATCTGCAAGTTCTTGACTGATAGGTGGCACTTCAGGTACATTTGGACCTACTCTTGTGTATCTTCCTAACTCTGGAAATTTATCTACAAGATTGCTTAGTTGTATGCCTCTATACATGGCGGCTACAGTATAAGTTGGATGTAGATGCATCACAATACGAGTTTTTGTATTCATCTTTCGTAGTAAACCATAATGCAATGGTTTTTCTCCAGATGGTGCAAGTCCTACGCTTTCATCTGTATATTCCATTTCCATATTCGATACGATATCGATCTTTTTGAAATGTGTGTATTGCATGTTCTGTTTACGAACACCTGATGGCGTGATATAGTAATGACCATCTTTTGCATGACGAATTGATGCATTACCATCTCTGGTAGAGATCAACTCTTTATCGTAGGCATGTTGCATGACATGACATATAGTTTCTAACATTAGAGTTTTATCATTCCTTGGCACCAGTTCTCGGCTACATCTTCTGCATATGATTCAGAATGATCGTAAACGCATCTGGTTTCTTTAAGTTCGTTACCTTCGTAGAGTTCTACTACGAATCCGTGTTGATCTCTGCCGATAATAGCAGAGCGTTCTGATCCATCGTCAGCGTAGTATTCGCTGAGAAAGGTTAAGTCTTCGTTCATTATATATTCTCCTCATTACCAAAAGAAACTCCCGCCGCCACTTAGACCAAGTTGTTTGGCATATCGTGGGAGTCTACAACTCCAATAACCTGCTGATGTTTTATCATTTGCAGTATCGCAATTGTGTCTAGCTATATATGATGCTCTAGCTGCCTTGTTTCCGAACTTGACAGAAAGGCCTGTAGTGTCACCAAATGTAACTTTCTTCACTTTGTCACCGTCTTTGACATAGACATAAAACTTTTTAGGTCCGCCTCTCATAGGTTTGTTGAGAGGTTTATCTTCTTTTTCGTCTTCTTCAGTGATCTCCATCATTGGACAATCTAGTGGTACGAGTTCGTTTTCATAGATATCGTACTCACCAATGTCTGTGTCCAAGACTTGTTTGTCTACTTCCGTAAGTCTCTATTTGCCTTCTGCTATTCTTCTTTTGGCTTCTTTGATGACTTCGAAGTACATGAGAGACCCGAGACGAAATGGATTATCCAATACATTTGTATTAGATTCTTGCAGTTCTTCTAGAACTTTATCGATGCCGATCTCTCTAAATGTTTTCATTAACTGCCTCTAACTTTTTGTGCGAGGTCTTTGTCTGCACCGCCCCATGTACCCTTAGACTTTGTTACAAAGCTGTTGACTCTTGCATGTCCCCATTGGGTTGGATTAGTTCCTGGTCGATGTCCTGTTCTCCAAGCAGCGACTCCACGCTTGAATACTTGTTTCAATACACCAAGAGGCATACCTGTTTTCTCTGCTTTCTTCTTTAGTGAAGCGTCTGCATCGCCTTCTTCAAGTTCATCTTCTTCTAATTCTGCAACTGCTTCTTCAGTAACAATTTCTTTTACCATGAACTCTTCGTTATATGGAAAACCTTTGAGAGGATTACCAAAGACTTGACTGAAATGTTTCTTAGTCTTCTCTTTTTGTTCTTTCTGACCTTCGTTGACAAACTGATCAACCATTTGACCAGGAGTTTTCATCTCAGCGTCTTGGCGACCTTCGTCTGTTCCCCATTCGTGGACTTTAGATTCTTTTTTCATTTTTTCTCCTTTTTAGACAAATAGGCTGCAATTGCCATATCTCTAATCTTTTTATCTGACTTGCCTTTAAACTGAGGCGCATCTGACTTTCTAAAATCATCAATGTAATCGCCTGCATCGGCATCTTTACCTAACTTCTCACTCATAACAAGTGTAGATAGTTGATTGATGACTGTCTGTAATGTTACAGGCGGCATCGCTAGTAACATTTGTAATTGGTCTTTTGTAAGACCTTTGATCTTACTTAACTGTTTCTTTAACTTAGCATTCTCATCTATGTCTTCATATTTAGGCGACTTCTTCTTAGTGCCGTCTGCTCTTGGTATAAGACCTTTTGCCTTTAGATGTGCCTTGTCTGTAAATCCTGCCTTGCCTGATTTGTATCTTTTCATCGCATCGGCAGTATTAGGCGCCTGTTCTTCTAGAGCATCACCCATTTTCAAGAATAGATGATTCTTCTGTTGTGCTTTATCTGTAACTTTAGCACCAATGATCGCACCTAGTCTTTGAATGTATCTCAAACCTTTTTCTGGATCTTTGTCGTACTGAATTGTTGCTTTCTTTTTCCATTCTTTGGTCATCGTGTCTAGAATCATTCGCACATTTGCAACAAGTTTACCTTCTTCTAGGTCTGACAATACTTGTGAATTATCGATATCTGGTAGACCATCTTCATTCATTGGGTCTTCAAGTACATCTTCTAGAGCAAATCTTGCCTTTTGTAATAAAGTCTGTGCTTCTTTTGTACCTTTTGCACCTCTCATACGAATGAGTTTGTCTTCGAGTTGGTCAATCATCTTGACTCTCTTTTCGATATACGATCTATCTGAAGACTTAAGTTCTTCTTCTATTTGTTCTGATTGTGAAAGTTCTGACATGAGATAGTCATGACATACATCTAGGTAGTCGTCTGCTTTAGTGAGTTTACTATTCCACCATGCAGGATAATCACCGTCTTCTTTAACAACTCTCTTAAGATTGTTTGCATTTCTGATGATGTTCTCTAGTGAGTTTTGTGCCATATCACCATCGTAGTTTTCACCAAACATTTGTTTATACTTCTTAGTGTGTTTAGATACTTTAGTTTTCTTAGGTTCGCCGTCTTTGTCTAGATCACCAGGAGCGTACTTGTATGCATTTGGATTATCATCATCCATATTTGCACCTTTCTTGAAGTGTGCATCTCTGGCGCTCTTCTTCTTTTTGTCTACACCAGAATAGTACTTCTTAGGTTGAGTACCTTTCTTGTCATCGACATCTTTATCTTGAGCGACTCTTCTAATTTTTTCTCTGAGTTGTGTAAGTTTATCTGTCATGATTTCTTCTTAAGTAATTCTGTTTCTCTCCATTTATTCGCAATTTTGTTAGATGGAAATCTACTTGTCCATGTTAGCATCTTACGATATAGAGACATTGCCTTTTTGTCCAATGTCTTCATGTCATCGTCATTTCTGATTTCAATGAAATCTTTGCCAAACAACTTAGAGAATTCTCTCATGTTTTTCTGAGCATTATTCCAATCGTTTGTAACAATATCATCACGAAGTTTTCTAGGTCTCATTTGATTTCTTGCGAGAGCGTTCTCTAACGATGCATTTACAAATACCATTTTGTATTCGTAACCAATTGCATCTAACATATCTTTGTATTTTACAATCTTAGATTTGTTTGCAGCTGTCGTATCAAAGATCATACCAAGTCTGCCTTCAATATATCTATCCATCTGCATACCTGTGATTTTTTTAGCTCTGTCTCTTATGCCTGCGTACTCATCATCTGATTTGCCTCTGAGGTCTAATGTAAGTCCTGCTTTCTTGAGGCCATTCTCAAATGCTCTATCTGTGTTGACCAATCTAAGACCCAATGCTTTCAATGATAACTTGTCAACAACTGTAGATTTACCAGAACCTGGACCACCCATTAAGAATACTGCTTTGAATACACCAGGATCGTAAACGCCTTCTGTTATGAGGTCTTCGATCATGTATTGTGGCATATATGATTCGATGATGCCCATACCTTTACGAACATCTTTGTATAATGCTTCTGCATCTCTCTTGTTTCTAGATGGTACACCCTCTCTAAATGAATCAAGATCGCCTTTCTCTGCGAACATTCTCATCTTAGATGCTGACATTCCTGATACATCGTCTGCATCTGGATCACGCTCACCTGCTGAGAGTATATTGATCTCTTCGAACTTATAGTAACCATGTCTTGCTTTGACACCATTGTATTTGTGTAAAAGATTTTTGAATTCGTTGACTCTGTCTGAACCTACAACCATGTTGACATGTGTGTATTTCCTTTTCTGCAACTCGTTTGCAATTTCAAATACTGTTCTGACATTGGCATCGACTACGATTCTACCAAAGAACTTGCGAAGATATTTAACTTTTGTTTTGTGATCTAGTGGATTTTTGATTTTATCGTTTGAGTGAGAAGAGAATAGAAGTACATCACCACCTCTGCCTAGTGCCGTCAACTTTTTGACCAACAAGGCGTGACCTGTTGTAGGCTGATTAAATCTTCCAAATGTAAATGTAACTTTCTTCATTTATTTCTAACATTCCCTATTGCATCACTGTAAGCAAGTGTCATTGGTAACAAGTTTGCGATAGATAAATCTATCTCTAAACAAGTCACTTTGATCTTTGGATCAACTAACACTGCTGATAAAAATCGGTGATGACCATCTATAATTCTGTTGTCTCTAGAAACTATGTAATAGTTGTTTTTTGACTGAGCAAAATCCATAGTTCCAGATGCACCAAACTCTGACACATTTCGAATTGACTTGTCAAAGTATATCTGTTCTTGAATAGGTACTAATTTACCTACTGCAACTGTTTTCATTTTGACTTGAACCTTGTCATCGTTAGGATCACCGTCATTTTTTTGTAGACCACCATTCAACCATTGTTTTGCTTCTGAACCTGTTAAACCTTGTGGGTATGGTTCATCGACAACATCATTCTGTGAGAATGGTCTAGATATATCTATCGTGCCTTGTTTTAATCTTTTCTGTAATAACTTAACATCTTTGTTGTTGATTACAGGCATATCTTTTCTTTTGGTAGAACCCATTTTTGCAAGTCTCTGAGCAAAAACATAATTCTTATCGAAGTTTGGCACTTCTTCATTTAAGTCTCTACCATACTTTTTCATTTCAAGTTCGGCATACTTTCTGGCAGTCTCAACATCTGTTCTTACGATCTCAAGTTTGCCTGCTTCAGCGCCACCTGCTTCTGAAATAAAGTACTTAAAAGTCTGCATCCCTCTATTTATCCCAATTTTTAGCGGCAGTAAAGTTGTTGTATGCGAACTCCATGCGATCTACTAGTTTGACTGCTTTGCCTTCTCTATCGATTGCAACATATCCTTCTGGATTTACAACTTTAAAACCCTTGTCTGTTTTCACGAATGTGCCGATTGCTTTGACTCTGTTAAGAGCATCGACAATAATCTTTTTAGAGGCGATCAAGTCTCTCTGGAACTCTGTTAATGCTGAGACAAATACCTTAAGTCTTCTAAGTTCAACGAGTGATTGTTCTTTGATCTCTCTCTTCATTTGTTTTGTTTTTTCTTGTTTGACCTTTGCGATCATTTTATCTTCCCAATATGAATCTACATGTTTGAGATAACCTTCATATGTTGGGTTGAATTTACCTGATCTGATTTGTGCGTTTGTGTATGTCTTGTACGAAGCACCAGAGGCACCTTTACTTGCAAACATCTTTTGAATGTCATTGAATCTTGACAGATCGTTCTTCTTAATCTTTCTAAATGTTTTACCTACATTTGTTAACATACGAGAAAGTTGAACACTTTCTTTTGCAGTCATTTTTGAATTGCCTGAAACATCTTTGTAGGTTGCATCATCAACCCAAACATCTCTGTTGTGTCCCAAGGATGAGATATCGGCACCAAAACTGGCAGACAATCCTTCTATGGAACTTCCAGTGTATGTTGTGTGAAATACAATACCTAGTTTTGCAGCCATGATCTCAGACGCTAAAGGCGAACCAGTGACAGCGGCATATTTGATCGTGTTTGGTTGAAAAGTGACATAGTCTAGATTACCAATCTTCTCAACTTTCTTATCTGACTGAGTGAACATCAAGTCACCTTGCATGACATTTTTAAAGTTCAGTTTAGAAAGATATCTGAAAGCATCTAAGAACTTTGATTCTAGATCACCAGATAACTCAGGTGCATCTTTAATCTCTTGTTCAGATGTATAGAAAAGTGGTTCTTTGTTGAATAGAGACTTCTTAGCAACGAAGAATCTACCATCTTCTGGATGTTTTCCACAAAAGATAGCAGGTGCACCGTCCCATTTGACTGTCATGTTGACTCTGCCTTTTGAGGCACCTTTCAACATGTTTCGAAGTTCTAATAAGAAGTATATTGAAGCACGACCTCCATCGATACCACGATTGAGTATTTCGTCTTCTATGTGTTCTAAGTGTAAGTTCTTTGACATATTAGTATAAGCCTATCATAACCACGGAGGAAGTCAAGCGTCCGCTTATACTATTTATGCATATGGAATCAGTGTTTTATTCGCTTGGCGCTTCAACATCGCCGTTGCCAGCATCGATTTGTGCTTGGGCATCGGCAAGAATGGTTTCGAATGCAGTTTTTTCTGCCTGTGTACGACTAATTAATTCACCTCTTGATGTAGAGTTGCCATCAATTGTGAAACTGTCATCATTCCATTGTGACCAATTTTCATACCAAAGATTTTCACAATCGGTTCCATTGGTACCATTCAAATTAGGATGATCTGATCTCCATGCGGCCCAAAAACTATTTCCACCGCCTGTGCCTGTGTATGAGTAATTGTCTTCATTGTCATTATCGTCTCTCATGGTCCAAGACCATGTTTGGGAGGATGCATCTACATCATACCAATCTAAAACACGCTGTTTCTTAGCGATGATTGCTGTTGTATCTGTTTTAATTTGATTCCAAGTTGCCATAGTACCTCACATGTGTTGTACTATTATTTAGTTTTTTGAGAGCGGGGACGAAGTCAATTTTTCGTCTAATTGGGATATTTTTGCTGTGATGAACTCAGCCTGACGATCTCTACCTTCTTTCTTCGCCAACCTGAGGTCTTTCTTTAATTGTACTTTTTTACTGATAATGTCGATCACTTCAGTAGATTTCAAATTTTTCATTGCCTTGCCATAATACTATACTTCAACTATTTATGCAAGGGGGATTTGGCCTCCGTGGCAGGAGTCGAACCTGCAACCCTCGGCTTAGAAGGCCGATGCTCTATCCAGTTGAGCTACACGGAGAGTATGTGTTACTATAAGTTTGTTAGTTTCTCCAACTCTTCCGTGTTCAACTTTTGTCCTTGCAAAAGTTTAATCTGAGCCTGCATGATCTTCAATTGATTAGATAACAAGCGTTGATTCTCAATAAGTTTCTCTTGAACTCCATTCATGTCTTTGATCAAACCTAAAATTTCGTTAGTATTACTCATCATGTAATTTCTCCATAACTTCCCAATCTTCAATCGAATAACCTGTCATGATAAACTCACGCTCTATATCTGTGAGATCATGGAAAATATCCTGAATCAACATGGTACGATTCGGATTGTTCCACTCATCAATCTGATCTTGAGTGGTCTCAACTACCATGTAGTTGATTTTTCCTGTTAAAGGACTTGTTCTTTCGATTTCTACAAACATTAAAAGTCTCCTTCTGCAACTTGAACAACCGTAGTACCTCTGTTTCTCCACATTTCGACTACTTTGTTCCTATCATCAAATACTAAATCAATCTTGCCACCCATAGATTCAAATTGATCGGCAAGTTTTGCTTTAAACTCTTCATCTGGTTCGTATGAGTCATTTGGTCTTAAGAATAATCCTTTGTGATCATCACCAATCCACTCTGAAATCTGTTTCTCTGTAATTTCTCTTTCTGATTCGTTTCTTGCACTGAAGAAACCAACATGATCACCTTGTGCAATAAATCTTTTTGCAATGTCACAAACATGTTCAACAGGTGTATCGTAAGCAGTTTCAGACCTGAACTTATTCCAGTCTGTATAACCTAATGTACCGTCAACATACTTTCGTCTATGTTCACAGTTGGCAATAGTGCCGTCAACATCAAATATAACTACTTTCTTCATCATGTTTATATCCTAACAAAAAATAGGTGTCATTGTCAAGCGTTTAGTGGAATATTTTTGGTTCGCCATCTAAGTAAAGGTACTCGATGTAAACTTCACCTCGTGGGTCTAGTTCTTCTGGTAATAAATCACAGAAATCATTCCATGCCTTTTCACCACCATCGAGTTCATTCTTATCACTCATGAGGGCGATTAATTCAGGATTATCTCCAACATCTACAAATACTCTCGAACTGCCATCAACCCGAACACCAGAAAAACCGTTTTTTATGTTTTTACTAATAATTTCCATACTTGTATGGTACGAAAAAATAGCACCTATTGTCAAGCTTTGGAGTCAATCAAATGACGGTACTTGGTCGACTAATTTGAAAAATAATCTACCATCTTCTGTAGTTTCAAGAATGAACATGTCACCCTCATTTAATGGTATCTTATCAATCGTGATAGGATAATCTTTATCTGCCATGATTAGGCCGTTAGGTTCGATAAAGAATTTATAATCTGCATATAACATTGTATTGTCTCTTAGTTGGCGGAGGAGGTGAGATTCGAACTCACGAAACCCTTTCGAGTTTGCTGGTTTTCAAGACCAGTGCATTCAACCACTCTGCCACTCCTCCGTGTGGTTATCTACCTACATCTGATAGGTATTTTTCTTTACATTCTTCCCATGTGAGATAACAAAGTTCGTCATAGAACAATGTTTCGTTGATATTTAACCTGTCATTATTTACAAGATTTGTAATACGCTTTCTGGCGTACTTTTCTTTCCAGAGTTCTGATAATGCTTCTGTACTTGTATCAATTGATTTGACGAGTTGACTTTCTTCAATCTCACCTCTGAGAAATTCTCTTGAGTTATCGTACAAGGCTGACCAGTAAATACCTCTTTGATGATCTGACTTGATGATGTCTTTTGGGATATCAAGTTTTGAATACATGAAATGCCTCATACGATTACGATGATCTCTTTTCAGAGTTTGACCATTCTCTCGTTTTGCCACATACAACATGAAGTATCTGTCGTTGTAATGTTTCTCGGCATACTTCAACATTTCTTTTTCAGTATCTTTGGTCAATTCATATGATAAAGACCCTTTACTGTATCCCATTTTCTTCCAATGTTTGAGTCTGTCGTATTGTGATAGACCACCTGTCTTGGATTTACCATACAAAGATGTAGTTGTCACTGAGACCAAAACATCGCCGTAGTTTTCTTTCCATTGGCGTTGAATATCATCGGATAAACATAGAAGTGCCAGTAGTTTTCCACCTGTATAATTGAAACCAAGTGGTTGAAGGGGAACAATCGTAGACCCAATGGCACTATTGTTAAGTTTACCACTGTTAGTCTTGTATTCTCTTTCCCAACCGATGTGATCGTCTCTAGGCGTTAGATCAATGAAGTCGCCTGTAATACAAATGACACCAAGATACTTGCCTGTTACTTTATCTCTTACAATATAATGTAAGTTACGACCAATGTTTGAACTGTTCTTCATAGTAGAAGTCATAGTTCTTACACAATTCCATTTCTCAATTAATGTACCTGCCGATTGATTGTCTTTGATGCTGTCGGTGTACACGAGTTCTGGTTGTAACTTCTCAAAGTCCATTGGGTCTTCTGGAAACCAAATGTTGTTCTTTGATTCTGTAATCAACTTGTCATGTTCTGGATTTGTAAGTTGCTGTTCTACGCCGAACAATGTAGAGACTTCTTGTGTTGGATATTTCATTTGAATTTCTAACCACTTCTGATAAAGTGTGTACTCTTCAACACCCATTTGTGAGACCTGAGATAGGTCTTTGATGATCAGTTCTCGTAACTCATCTTTAGAGAGAACATCTTTCTCTACATAGTTAGCTTGATATTCATCGTATTGTTTTTGTACAAATGGTTCCATAATTATATTTTAAAGTCACTATATTTTGAACTCTGACCTTTATCAAAGATCGGTGTATCATCGTTCACTTCAGCACTGTCAATTAACTCTTCTTGTGCCTCTTGTTCTACATCATAAAACTTCATTCTTGATCTGTCGACACCGATGACAAATCGTTTGAAGATTGTTGGATCATTATATCTGTTCTTCAACTGTTTGACGACCATTTGATCTAAGTCTTCAAGTTCATCTGAAGTGATCAAGGCGAACATCAAGTCGGCAGTTGCAGGCAGACCAAAGGACTCGGAAGTATCTTCGAGACCGATATCTGTTGAACCATAACCTGATCTTGTAGTCTGAGTTGCACTTACGATTGGCACATCAAACTCTACGGCAAGACCACGAAGTTCTTCAGCAATACTCTTCACAAGTGTGTAAGAGTTTGCACCAGCACCAGGTCGAATACGATATGATGCACAAATGTTCAGATAGTCAATGAAGATAATATCTGGTCTAAAGTCTTTCTTGATATCTAGTTCTTGTAATAGATGTCTGAAATGACCAACATGAGCAGATGCAGTTGGATATTCTTTGACAATCAGTTTACCTGCTGTCTTGTTCTTGAGTCTATCAATCTTGGTTGTAAACTGTTTCTGTGATAGATCAGGAATCTCTTTGATTGGAATGTTCAAGGTGTTTGCATCGATTCTTTCTGCAATCTTTTCTTCACTCATTTCCATGGTGAGATACAATACATTCTTACCCATGAGTAAACAAGATGATGCTTGATGACACATGAACATAGATTTACCAACACCTGTACCTGCAAGGACAATGTTGAGTGTTTTGTTTGGTAGACCACCTTTTGTGATCTTGTTGAAGTATTCTAGATCAAACGGAATCTTTTCTTCTTCTTTGTTATAGAACTCGAATCTGGCATCAGCGTCTTCTAATACATCGTGACCAATGTGTGTATCAAAAGACACTGATAGCGCATCTTTAAGTAAGTCTGGTATTTCACCTGTTGATCTCTGAGACTTTTTATCAAGAACATCGATAGATGACATAACTGCCAGATAGATTGCTCTATCTTTACACCATTGTTCTGTCTCATTGACTACCCACTCAATCGGTGACTCATCTGCTTGTTCAAGATTACCAATCAGTTGTCGTGCTGACTCGACCACTTTATCAGGCGATGAAGTGTTCTTGTCAAGGTTTATGAGAAGTGCTTCAACTGTTGGACTCTTGGTGTACTTATCGAAATACTCCCTAGTCAGTTGATAAACTAACTGTTCAGATGAGTCGGTGAAATACTCAGACTTGAGAAAAGGAATTACCTTACGAGTGAACTCTTCACTCTGTATCAGGTTCTTCAGTATTGTCTGTTCTATTCTTGCTTCCATATTTGAAATAATCTTTTACTACCTCTTCTAGTCTTTCCATCACATCATCTGTGAAGTACTTTTCTGGATTGTTGTTAATGGTTTTACCAAACTCTGTCTTACCATTTGGCAACTCGACTCTAGTTGATGACTTCTTAAAGACACCACTTGCGAGAGCTAAATCAAGTAGACCATAATATCTGTCGAGACCTTTGTCGTATGTTAATCTCACATCGACCATTCTGTTCTCAACTGTCAGTCTGCTTTTGGCGTTCTTACAGTGTATAATATTTCCCACAACTTCACTACCCTCTTTTTCTTTTTTCTTAGAAAGATAGACGATAGATGAAGCTGCATACTTAAGTCCTGAACCACCACCCATTTCTTTTTGTGGGAACATGGAACCGATAACATCATAAGTGTGATTGGTTACAATCATTGGCACTTTTGCTCTACCGAGTTTCAATGTCAGAACTCTAAATGCACCTTTAACAACTTGGGCACGAGTCATGTCACGAGTCTCTTTACCATCTGCTGTATCTTCGATCTCTTTGGTAGTTGATAACATACCAAGTGAATCGAGAACAAACATCATTGGAGGTCTCTCTGACTCATCTGTTTCCAAATATCTGTCAAGAATGTTGATTGCCTGATGACGAAATTCTTGAACTGTTACCACAGGCACGATAACAACTCTTGATGAATCTATTCCTCTCTCTTCAATCATATCTTTAGTGATTGCTGATTCTGATTCGAAATAGATTACGGCAGCGTCAGGATTATCTTCTAAGAATTGTTTGCACATTCCCAATGCGAAGAAAGTTTTACCTGTTGCTGATTCACCTGCGATTGCGGTGATTTTGTTTGAAGGCAGGCCACCATAAAGTGTACCTGACAATAATGCGTTGAAGATGTAAGAACCACTGTCTACGAAGTTATCTACATCACCAGCCGCAACACCATCGGCAACAATATTTGCGTATTCGTTACCCGATGCTTTGACTAAATCTTTGATAAAATTCATTTGCACCTCTCATAATTTATAATAATAGTACTAGTTTACACTAATACTTATTCTTTATCAAGTGACTTTTTTAAATCTGCTAATGATTCACAACGGACATGTTCTTTCATCATCTCCATCAGAATCTTAATGTTAGTCTCAATATGAATAATGAAACCGAAAATGATGACAAACATGCCAATATAGAAAACATCCATAAGTGACATGGTCATAGTTCTACTTCTCCCTTTTCTAGGAGAATCTCTCTGTTTTTTAAGTGTTGTTCTTCGATCAGTTCTTTAGATGAACCATCATATTCTACTGCATGATGATCGTCAATCATTTGTTGATTGATGTTAAAAGAACCACCAAATACTGGATGTCCTTCTTCATAATGACCATAGAGTTCGCCTAGAATTCTACCGAACTTACCTTTGTCATGAGAAATTAGACTAATTCTTTCTGAGTTACTAAGAAGTTTTTTGAGGTGAGCTTTTGATGCTTTACCAAATTTCTTTTCGACTTTATCACGAGTTCGACTTTCAGGCGTGTCTATGCCTAACATTCTAACTCTTTGCTTCTTATATGTCATGCCGAATCCTAAATCGATATCGACATCTACCGTATCTCCGTCTACGACTTTGACGATTGTAACATTATACTCATACATTGTTCTAACTTTTCCTCAATCGCATCAATTCTATTATTTAACTCTTGAAATCCTTCAAACTCACACAAACCTATGGGTGGGTGAGAATCTCTTTCGAGTTTTTCTATGCGTTCTAATATGTCATTGTCATCCATGCCATCTATTTATCCAAAGAATGAATCTAGGCTAGCGACTGGTTCTACATTCCAGTTGATTAAATTGACAATAACTTTGAGCGGTTCTACGAATGACTTTTCAAACTGCATATCATAATCTACGAAACGATGTAAATCAAATTCTCTAGGCAATGTACTTGTAAATGAAATGACATTCTCATTGATTGGATTTGGCATGGTCAAATATGTGAAATGAATCTTCTCACCATTCTTGATCAGTTCGTATCTCATATCGAGATTCTTTTCTACGAGTAGATGATTGTAGAGAAGAGAACCACGAACATGTATTGGTGTACCCTTTGAATAAATGTTTGTTGAATCTTTATATTGAAATAGACCACGACAACCTCTAGGGAAGGCGACTTGTTCTGGAGGAAGATTACGAAATTCTTTTCTTGCAGTCTCGACAAACTCCCATAGTTCTTGTTCTGTGCCTCGCATCACAACTTCAAGTGCTGTTGATAACTTGTCACGAACCCATTGAGGCGTTGATGACTTTGCAGTTTCGATACCCATCATCTTGAGTTTTGGTTCTGCCAGTCTGACACCTTCGTT